GATACAGCAACGTGTAAATGAGAGAGATATAACGGGACATATTCTGGCAAACGAGCTGGGCGATGAGTGGGATCACCTTATGCTGCCTGCTAGGTACGAAATAGGTCACCCGACACCTATGAGATCCAGCCTTGGCTTTACAGATCCGCGAACTAAGGAGGGTGAGCTGCTTTGGCCTGCACGGTTTGGCGAGAAGGAGCTATCAAAGCTAGAGCGCAGCCTTGGCTCCTACGCAGCCGCTGGGCAGCTACAGCAACGTCCTAGCCCAAAGGGTGGTGGTATCCTGAAGTCATCATGGTGGATGCCTTGGGAGAAGGCAGAAATGCCGCCAGTCGAATATGTGCTGCAATCATGGGATACCGCATTTGAGACAAAGGAAAGTTCTAGCTTTAGTGCCAGAACTACTTGGGGCGTTTTTCGTCACAAGGGCGCAATGTGTGCCATCGTGCTGGAGGCTTGGTATGACAAGGTCAGCTATCCAGAGCTACGCAAGATCGCACAGGAATCTTACGAGGAGTGGGAGCCAGATGCAGTTCTCATAGAGAAGAAGGCGTCAGGAAGTAGCCTCCTGCAAGACTTGCGTATGGCTGGAGTTCCAGTATTGGCATATTCACCAGATCGTGATAAGGAGGCGAGGGCGCATGCCAGCTCCGCACTTTTAGAAGATGGAAGAATATACTACCCATCTGACAAGCGTTGGGCGAAAGATTTAATAGATATATGTGCAGCATTCCCAGCGCATGCCAACGACGACATAGTAGACACATGCACCCAAGCGTGGTTAAGATTACGAAAGGGTTGGTTCATAGAACACAGTACCGATCCAGAAGAAGACGAAATAAACGAACCCAAGAGGATGACGATGTATGGCTGATCCAAAAATTATCCCGTTCGCTGAAGGCTTACCAGACGACAGCTTAATGGTTGAGGAGCTTCCTGACGGCGATGTTTTGGTTGGTGACCCAGAGCTAGACATGATGGACGAAGTTGATTCAGCACAATTCGATATTAACCTTGCAGAGACAATCGACGAGAAAGAGCTATCCCGAAAAGCGCGTGAGCTGGTCAGCTTTTATGAGAATGACCGCGAAGCTAGGTCGGAGTGGCTTGAGCGTTATCAGGATGGGCTAAGAACATTAGACCCAGACGGAGGCATGGACGAAGGCGAATCCGAACGTGCCACACGCGGATTGTCTGTTGTTGTACACCCGCTGATTGCGGAAGCTGCCACACAGTTTAACGCCAAGGCAATCGCAGAGCTGTACCCGTCAGGTGGCCCAATCAAGACTGTGATCATTGGCGATCCAGACGAAAAAATAGAAGAGCAGGGTCGCCGCGTTCGTGAGTTTATGAACTACCAAATCACGCAGGAAATGCCTGAGTATTTCCCTGACCTCGACCAGATGCTGTTTCACCTACCGCTGATCGGCCACACATTCAAAAAGGTATGGTGGGACGCTAACCTAGACCGCCAGTGCAGCCAGTTCGTAAAGGCTGAAGATTTCGTGGTCGCCCCAGAGAGCAAAGATTTATACACCAGCCCACGCTACACCCACGTCATCCGCATGCCGAAGAATGACTTCAACCGCTACGTCAAGAACGGATACTACCTGCCGACAACGTATGGGTCAGGCGATAGCATGGACCCGTCAGGCGATGTGATAGGTGAGATCGAAGGTGTCGATCAGTACGACGACAGCAATGACGACGTAATGACACTGCTCGAAATGCACGTCTACGATTTGTTTGACGGCATTGATGGCGAGGAAATGGATGACGGCGAGGATGACGACAACGCAGTTGCAATCCCATACGTCATTACAATCGACTATGAAAACCAGAACGTCGTATCCGTTCGCCGTAACTGGCGCGAAGAAGATGAAATGAAGAAGCGCCGCGACTGGTTTGTGAGCTATAAGTTCCTGCCCGGTCTAGGCTTCTACGGCTTCGGTCTTTACCACATGATCGGTGGACTGGGTAAGGCGGCGACTGGATCGCTCCGCGCCCTTCTCGACAGTGCAGCCTTCTCGAATATGCAGGGTGGCTTTAAGCTGCGTGGCCGTGTTCAAGGTGGCGACATGCAGATCAGCCCCGGTGAATTTGTAGACCTCGACAGCACTGTGGATGATGTGAACAAGGCTATTATGCCACTGCCGTTTAAGGAGCCGTCGGGTTCCCTGTTTAACTTGCTTGGCTACATGGTCGATGCAGGCCAGAGATTTGCCAGCACAGCCGATTTAAACATTGGCGACGTGAACCCAAATGCCCCAGTCGGATCTACGGTTGCTTTGATTGAGCAGGGATCGAAGGCATTTAGCGCAATTCACAAGCGCCTGCACTACGCGCAGGGCCAAGAGTTTAAACTCCTTGCGGATCTGAACGCTGAAAATCTCCCTGATGAGTTCAGTTTCTCGCAGGCTGGAGCTGCGGAAGTTATCTATCGTTCCGACTTTGATGATCGGATCGACATTGTCCCAGTGTCAGATCCTAACATCTTCTCGACAGCCCAGCGCATCGCGCAGGCACAAGCTGTCTTGGAAATGGCGCGATCAGCTCCGCAGTTCCACGACCTATACGCTGCCTACAAGCGGATGTATGAGGCGATCCGAATACCCAACATTGATGAGATCCTGAAGAAGCCAGAAGAGGCTGTGCTGATGGACCCGATTGATGAGAACATGAGCGTCCTATACGGCAAAGGCATTCGCGCTTTCCCAGAGCAGGATCACGAAGCGCACATTGCGGTTCACATGCAGTTTCTGCAAGATCCATCACTGGCTGGTAACCCCGGAGCTGCGGCTATGCAGCCCGTGTTGATTGCCCACATCGCAGAACACATTGCGCTCCTGTATCGTCAGCGTATGGAGGCCAGCATTAATATTGAGATGCCGCCACTTCCAGACTTTAAAGATCCAGAGTTCAAGTTTGCTGCTATTGATCCAGAGATGGATCGACTGATTAGCCAACGTGCCGCGCAGGTCGTGCAGGCAGCTCCACAGATGAAGCAGATACAGGCGCTCACTGGTGGCCAACAGCAGGGCCAAGGACAGGGCAATCCACTGCAATATGCACAGCAACTCGCGCAGCTTGAGACAGAAGCTCTGAAGGCCCGTACAGCGGCTCAGATTGAGGCGGATCAGGCCAAGGCAAAATCCAGCATTGAGATCAAGCAGGCTGAAGCGCGTCAGGACATGGAGATCGAAATGGCCAAGGCGCAGCAAGATATGCAGGCCAAGATCACCAAGTTGCAGGCAGAGTTGCAGCTTGAGCGCGAGAAGAACCAAGCTAAAATTCAGATGGAGGCAATGAAGAATGTACAGCCTACCACCGATTAATCCCGAAGCATTTGGCGGCTTACCACAGGAAGGCCCACCCCAAGCTGGCGGCCCACCGCCACAGGGTGGCCCAGATGGTGGGCCACCAATGGATATGAACAAGTATTTGATCGACAAGGTTATGGAGATCAAGCGACGTATGGGTAGTGGCGGTGGAGATGGAGCTGGTGCGCTGGGCGCAATATCAGACGCCATGATGCAGCAACCGCAGCCTCAAGCTCAACCGCAACAGCCACCGCAGCCACAACCGATGAGGGCGTAATGAACAATAATTTTATGGGTCGAGTGAACAAAATTGTTCAAGAAGATAAAGCCAGAATGAATAGGGCTTCTCCACCATTACCACCATACCCAGACGCAGGCATTGGTGCGCTAGAGAACGTGGCTAATGGCGTCCCACGGCAGGCACAACTAATGAACCAGCCACACATGCTGGCGTACATCAACCCACAGGAAGAGCAGATGTTGCGTGATATGGGCGGCGCAGGATTGCCCGGCCCCGATGGCGTTCCTGTTTATGGGTTTTTGGATTGGGTAAGCGATACAGCAAGCAATATTGGCGGTGCTATAAAAGATACTTACAACGAGGTCATAAGTGGCGGCACGACAGAGACAGCAACATATAACCCCACTACCTACACCCCGACAGTTACAACCAACACCAATACTGGCAATAACACCAACACCAATACTGGCACTGGCGCTTTGCCTGTGGCTGACACCACCACTGGCAGTAATACTATTCTGCAAGACCTGACAAACTTTGTCACGTTTGCTGGCAATAAATCTTATGTTGATGGGAAAGAAATCACTGTTAATAATCTGGGGCAGAACTTTGCA